AAATCATAGGTTTCTTCACTGGAAAAATCTAAAGGACCTTTTTCAATGTACGACTTTGCTTCTAAATATTCTTCATAACCTTCAGGTAATATTCTTCTTTGACTTTGAGTGCGACCTTTACCTACTGTTTCATACTTAGCATTAACCAACAAATCAAAATCTTCGTTAGACCAATTACTTGAAATAGAATCTGCTTCGTCTTGCCAAAACTGTATGTACGTTTGGTCAGCAAGTGCTTTGGCTTCTTCAAAAGTTTTAGGTTGTGACATTATCTATCCCTCTGTACTTTTTTAGTTTTTTCTACAGTTCTCATAGCACCTAAACCTAACATACCCATCAGTACTGGCATCATAGTAGCCATATCTAAAACAGGGATTTCAATGGTAGAATTGGCAAGAGCAAGCGCAAAATTTGCCATCGGGATAAGAATGTACTGACTCGCAAGTCCAATACAACAAGTCCAACCAACAGCAGGTCTCCAACCCGACACAAACAGGCTTCGGTGTGCCGCTTCTGTCTTATTAACTTCAAGTTGCGCTTTCGCAAGTTCCTGCGCGTGTTTTTCAGCCATTGTCGAAAGTTCAAAGGCGATAGCATTCTTCTTGTCTTTATCCTCTATGAATTTGTCAAGTAATCCTGTAACAGGTCCGATTAGTTGTTGCAACATCATATTCGCCTCACTTAAGGGGATTAGACAAGTAATCCATACCTTGCCATAAATCCTCTACCTCTTTGGTCAATGTCTTTATCTTACCGTCAACATCGCCAATGTTTTCTATTATAACCTCAGCCTTAGCTACCGTACCTTTCATAGCCTCTATCTCGTTAGCTAACTTAGAAACGTCTGTATTGAGTTCTAACAGCTTTTCTTGCTGACTTAGTAGGGTATCTAGCCTTGTTCCTAAAGTCCCTAGATTCTCACGTAAGGGGCTTATATTAGGTATCTTCCTAGACTCTACTGCTTCCAGTCTTGAGTACAAACTAGATGCAGTCCAGACAGTACCACCAATGCTAGTACCTATGGTCATTACAATGGCAATCCACACACCTTTGAATGATGTACCATTAATGTTTAGTTCTGACTTCTCTAAACTCATATTTCTACGCAGTTAATTTCATATGTAAAGCATTCATAACTTTGAGCAGTAGGACCAGTTAAGTAGTATTCTGATTCACTGCCCAGTGTTAGTACTTCAGCTTCAGTTGCATACAAGTCTAAACCAAAGTTCTGACCATTAAGATAAACTGCCGTAAGGTTTCTAGTAGTGTTATAACCCATAGCTACCCACTGAGCATTAGCGTCATAAAAGATGTTTGTCTGCTCTGCTGTAGTGTTAGCGTTCTCTATGCCTTGCTCTAGGAATGCTACAGCTTCTTTGTTACCTGCTACCGCTAGGAATGCACTAGCGTTGTTAGCGTGTGTCTCAATGTCATCTAAACTAGTATTGTACGTGTCTACTTCTTCCTGACTGATTGTTAATACTTCTATATTATTCTCTACAAAAGTCTGTACCTCAGCTTCCTCTTGAGGACTAGCGGCTGACTCTGCTACCTCAGCTACTTCCTGTACAGCAATCATGTCAACTACTACTTCAGTAAATACACCAATGGCTTCATCCATCATGTTTAGTTCAGTATGTGCTTTTTCCTCAAGTACAGTCTGTAAGTCACCGAATGCTTTATAGTTAGACATACTAGATAATGCATTGTTGTATGCCTGTAGTTGTTCTGCACTAATGTGCGCTGTGCTTGACAGTGAGCCATCAGACAAGCCTGAGCCTGTATAAGAGTACTCTTGTGCCGCACCTACAAGTTTAATACCTCTGTCTATCTGGTCAACGATAGCGTTGGAGGTGTCAATTAGGCTGTCTAACTCACTGCTGTGTGCTACGGAACTTAGCACTAACAGAGATAATATCATCTTCTTCATCTGTGTCCTCTCCTCCAATATTTAGTATAGTGTTGTACCATTCGGTATTGTCTTTATAGTCAGGTATATATACTTCTGGTTGTCTCTTCATTATCAATACTGCACGTTTACCAACAACTAACTTACCGTTGCTCAGTATGGGGCAAGGTGTCCCTGACAAGAACATACTCTTCCATACTTCTACTGCTTCACACATACGGGCTACTGCGGCTACCTTCATACCTAAGTCTGATAATAACTTAGCGTCCCTTCTACGGTCACAGTTAGGGTCTACTTCATAACCTCCCTTACTGAAACCTACACCTACTGTTTGTAGTGAATTACCTGAACCCTTAAGGCAAGTGTCCATACCGTTTGACATATAACTAGGACTTACGGCTGAACCTACTGGTATTTCGCTACTGCTTCCTGCTCCGTTGTACGTATTGCTTGTTGATGTGTCCGTTGTTGTGTTATTACTATTTGTTGTACTGTTGTCCCCATGAAACGTATTCAGAGAACCTTCCTGCGCGTTGTCACCCCAAGTAGCTACTGACAACAAAACTAATAGACACGGTAGTTTTTTCTTCACTTACGTAAGTTCTGTACTGTGTCTGATTCCCAGATACGAATACCTAGCCATACAATAGTAAACAGACTAGCCAGTGGTGGCAACCAAGCCGCTAAGGACATAATACCAGTGGATGCCGCGGCTAGGTCTAAAATTTGTTTCCCTTCTTGAGTCATGGCTATGTCCTTATATTGCAGATATAATAAAGGCTAAAAGTTCTGGATAACGAACACCTAGTCTAGTTTTTTCTACTGCACCTTCAGGAGCATCAGACTGTACTGGATATTGTTCACCGTTATGTTCCCACCAAGTATTAGAAGTAAACATAGCGTAGTCACCTGCGTCTAAACCTTCAGCAGTAAACGCATCCTGTAAGTCCTGAGCGATAATACCAAAGTGCGTCCTAGCGTCATCACCCTTAGAAGCTACAGCATCACGCCATTTAAACTTACGTAATAAACCTTTAGCGGCTACAGCTACTCTAGTTTCAGCGTCAGATAACTCAGCGATGTCTTGTTTTTCATTACGGTCAGACGTTTGTATAGTACCATTAGTTGCATATATGTCATCAAAACGAGCAGAAACAGACCCTAAATCTATAGCATTATCCTTATTTAATCCTGTACCACCACAAGGTTTTACAACAATAGTTCCAAAAACATATTCAAATCTTAAACCACCGCCATTAGTACCACTAGCACCTGATGATATAAAAACAGAAGGATAACTATCTGTAGAAATACCTATACGACCTACATTAGTAGTAGTATTGTTTTTAAAATCTACAAAAGTACCATCAGTTCCGTTTGTTGATACTAACTGTAAAAGACTGTCATCCGTGCTAGATTTAGCTTTTTGGAGATTACCATCAAATGTAGCAGAAGCAGGGTCAAACTCTAAGTCTACTACAGATGAACCACCTGAACCACCAACAAATAGTTTTTTGTCAGCAATGTTTACAGCAAGTTCACCTTGAGCAAGACTGCTAGGAGTTCCTGACGTTGTTTTATTTTTTGTAATGATTGTAGCCATAGTGTTTACCTATTGTTTACCACGGTGTCCCTATTGTTACAGATGGACTAGCTTGTTCCGCTAGGTCTGCGTCTAGTGAAGCCTCAAGTGCTTCTGTGTCTAATGCTTCCTGAACCCAACCGATTACTGTTTCTTCAGTAAGGCTGTCGTAAGCCACATAACCTTCAGCAGATGCGTCAGGAGTGAAGCTAACAGTACCATAGGAAGTAGCTACGTTTTCACCAGAGGCTTTGTTTACACGCCAATGTGCTACGATAACGCCACCGTCTGTGTTGCTTTCTAAAGTTGATATTGAAAAGTTCATTGTTTACTCCGAGTTAAATTGCTGAAATTATAAATGCTAGTAAGTTTTCATAACAAACGCTGTATGTAGTCTGCTCTACACCATCATCGTCTGTATACGTTGAAGTTTTTAGTACTTGATAACTGTCTGCGTTAAGACCTTCTGCTTCAAATGCCGCCTTTAGGTCTTGTGCAATAATACCAAAGTGTATGTTTGCATCATCGCCTTCTGCTTCTACAGTATCAATATACCTGAATGCTTTTAGAGAGCCTTTAGCTACTACAGCTACTCTAGCTTCTGCATCAGTTAAGTCTCTAATGTCCTGCTTCTTGTTTCTGTCAGATGTTGAGTATGTAGAGCCTGAACGATAGAGGTCTCTCCAACGATACGAACTGTGCCCTAAGTCTTTAGCTCCATCTGCTTGAGGGTAAAACTGAGAAGCATCCCAGTTAAACATCCTTGTGCCGTTGTGACTTAAATAACCTGTAGCCACAGAATCTAAATAAAGCCCACTTCCGTTATTACCAATAGACCCTACAGT